AAAGAAAACGTAACTGAGGCGACAGCCACAACTGAAACTCAGGCAGAAGCAACACCTAAATCATATTCACAAGACGAAGTTGACAATATGATGGCTCGAATGAAAGGGTCATTAGAACGTAAACTTCTAAAACCTTATGAAGGATTAGGTGATCCACAAGAACTTAAATCATTAAGAGAAGCGGAAGAAAAACGCCAAATTGATGAACAAGTTAAGCGTGGGGAGTTTGAAAAAACTCTACAAGAACTTGCTTCGAAAAAGGATGATGAAATCAAGCGCAGAGATGTTATCATTGAAGACTACAAAGTAAACACACCGTTGCTAAATTCAGCGGCAAAGTTTAAAAGTGTAAATCCTGAACAGGTGCAAGCCTTACTAAGGAGCCAGGTTCGCTTAGGTGAAACAGGTGAAGCAGAAGTGTTAGACAGCAATGGTGCTGTTAGATATGATGATTCAGGCAATCCTCTCAGAGTAGAGACATTGGTTGAAGAATTTCTAACTAAAAATCCACATTTTGTTGCTGCCGCACCAAGCACAACCAACACTATGAACAGTGTGCAGAACAGTAAATCTTCAAGTGATTTTGATTTAAGTAAACTTGATTTAACAAATCCAGAACACAGAAAAGTATACAAAGAAGCCAAACAAAAAGGCCTCTTTTAACACTAAAATATAGCCAATATATAAGGAGAAATTATTATGGCAAACGAATATCTATCAGGCTTTAGCCTCGAAGGTTTAGTAGTCCCAACTAAGGCGGCTACAATTTACACAGCACAAGAACAGTCTTTGTTCTTAGGTGGAAACTTGATCCCAATGGTAAATGTACCAGCAGGATCGCAATCAGCACAAGTACCAGTACTAAGCGAAGTATCAGCATCAACTATTTCTAGTGAAACTGCTGGTGACTTATCTGCAGAAGTAATTGGTGACACTACTGCTACTATCCCAGTAAACTTATATGCGGCTCGTTCCGTTGTACGTGACTTGGGTGGAATTGATCCAAACGAATTGGGTCGTGTATTAGGTAACTCAGTTGCAAAAGCATTTGACACAGCAGTGTTAGCCGCTATGGCAGCATCTTTAACTGAATCAACTACTGACTCTGTTCCAATGGACGCAGATGCAATCTTTGATAGTGTTGCACAAATTCGTGGCAACGGTGAAATGGGTCAATTATACGGTATCCTTTCAACAGGTGAAGCAAGCAACTTAATGAAAGCATTATACAGCGACGGAAACTTTGCTGGTGGTGACTTCCAAACTGAAGCATTACGTAACGGTTATGTAGGCACTTTCGCTGGTGTACAAATGTTCCAATCAGCATTAGTTCCAGCGGCACACTCAGGATTTATCTTTGGTGTAGACAGTTGCAGAATTGCTATGCAGAAAAATGCTGACATCGAAGTTCAGCGTAGAGCGGCAGCAGTTGGTAACGACGTAGTTGCAAGCATACACGCTGGTGTTGGTGTCGTTGACGCTAACCGTGGTGTGCAGTTGATTAACGTAGCATAAGGAAATAGAGAATGGCTTTTATTACTGAATCAGGAACTGTTATCAGTTTTGCAGAATACGATGATGTCTATAACAGAGATCAGCGTCTGTTTGATAGTAATGAAAGTTTATCTGATGACATAGTTGAAGAACTATTAATTAGGGCAACTGAGCGTGTTCTTACAAAGATACGTGCTAGTGATTGGTGGAGAAACTATTACAAACAACGTGATAGTTCATCAATCCGTACAGTTGCAGATATACCTGCAGTTGATATAAACCGTATATTAGCAAGACAAAATGATTTTACCGATCTTTGCGTCTATACTGCATTGTCTGAATTCATCTTACCGATGATTGCAGACTTTGGCAGTGAAGATAATGCGGAACGCAATAAGATGGGTTACTACGATAATAAAAGTAGTAACTTGTTTGGCGAACTTATCACAGCAGGAGACTGGTATGATTTTGACGACGATAACAGCGTTGACTCAGATGAAAAACAGCCAGGCTTTTACAACCTAAGAAGAGTAAGATAATGAGAACAGAGGTTTTAGATTACATAAAAACACTTGATTTAGGAGGATTCAATCTTTCTACTCAAGTGCCATATGATGAAAACAATCAATCTTTGTACATAAAGAATCCTAAAACAGTTTATGTGGACTTTCCGCAGACTGATACAGATCCTTTCATACAAACTCTTAATGGGACAACTATATCTAACGAAACTAAGTCAATCAGTGTATATCTATCAACTGATGCAAAATTAATTCCAAGTAATTATGAAAGTGTTATCGACAGAATCAAGGGCGCAAAGGACCTAACTACTATTGAAGGTATCAATCGTAGGGAAGTGCAAGTGTCTACTGAGTTTGAAGATGATTTGATTGTAACTACCGTAGAATTAAGATATATTAACATAGCATAAAAGGAGAAATTATATGGCTTACATATATCCAGCACCAGGAACAGCGGCAAAGCAAGTTACTTTAAGCATTACTGACAGTGCGGCAGGACTTAGTGGATCACTAAGTGTTGCGGCATTACAAGATGTTACAATTAACGCTTCCAACGATGTTTTTACCTGGACACAATTAGACTCAGCGTCTAAACAAAATATTGCTACTACAGCAACTAACTCACTCGCAATGAACCTAGTTCTTGACAAAGATTCTTTCTTTGGAACAGACGATGGTGCATACGCATCTTCAACTACAGTTGCAGGCGCAGGCATATTTGGTATGTCTAACCTTAAAACTAACGTTGCTTTTTCATTGTATATGGGTGATGAGTCCGACGGTACTGAAGGTGTTACTATTACTGGTAACGGCTACATTACTGGACTTGCACCAACTGTTAGTGCTGACAGCCCAGTTTGGGTATCACCAATTACTATTACAGTAGATGGCGATTACACAGTAGACGATACAGCAACACCGTAACGCTAGAGCGTGAGGGCAAGGCGGATTAAGGGGGTTTTAGGGCCCCCTTTTTCTTTATCTGCTAAATACATACAGTTAGGACAGATAGATGGACATACTAGATAAAAAGACAGACCAAGAGTTAGCACAAAGCGCACTTGCTGAAATTGCCAAAGCAAAGAATGAAGTGCAGAGTGCTGAACGAGATATACAAAAAGCAAAGAGCAGATTAAATTTCTTAATTGTTCTTGCAAATAAAATGATTGATAGAAAAGGAGATTAACAGATGAAACTTACAGAATTAGCAAAAGAACCCAAATTAGTAAAAATTGAAATAGACGATGAGGCTATGGTGAAAATCTATGGCGAAATTATCGAGTTTTGGGTTTATGACAGAGTAGATATGGAAGCCTTTATGAAGTTGGCAAACTTAGAAGGTGGACAAAATATGCAAGACATTATTGCCGTAATGAAAGATTTGATTCTTGATGAAAAAGGCAACAAAGTTATTGCAGAGGGCAGAGTATTGCCAAATGACGTGATGATTAAGGCAGTAGAAAAGACGGTACAAGCGTTGGGAAACTTCGCAACCCAGACTTCTACGAAATAACGCCTGAGATATCAAGTTATTTGACACTTGATTTCGTAGCAAAAAGATATGGTGTGTTACCATCTTATGCAATGAAGTTTGGGGATAGTATAGATGTGCGTTGTGCTAACATATCAGTTATGTACGAAACATATCTAAATAAAAAGAACACAGAAGGTTTTAAAGATAAATCGGATCACGGTTATTCACAGGACCAACTGTTAGAAATGGTTGAGAGGGCAAAACAACGTGGCGGCAAGGATAACAAGAAATAGAATTACTTCAAGTGCTGGTAAAATTAGTGCAAGGTTTGAAAAACTGCCAAGTGAAGCATATGAATATTGGAAAAGTATTACACCTATAAAAACTGGTAATGCAAGACGTAGAACCAGACTACAAGGACGTAAAATTAAAGCCAATTATCAGTATGCTGTTCCTCTAGATGAGGGCAAAAGTAAACAAGCACCAAAAGGTATGAGTGAGCCTACAGACCGTTATATAAAACAGCGTATTGCACGCCACATATTAAGGAAATAACCAATGGCTGATTTAAGATATACAGTAGACATAGACACAAGAGGGGCACAGTCTGCACTTGCTGGGTTAAGAGGCACTATTTTAGGTGTTGCTGGAACGCTTGCTGCCGGCTTTGGCGCAAAACAAATTGTAGAAATTGCCGCAAGATTTCAAGACTTAAGAACCACACTAGGTGTTTTATACAAAGATACCGAAACTGGTGCTAAAGCATTTGAACAAATTAAACAGTTTGCTACAGAAAGTGTTTTCTCAGTAGAAGACTTAACAGCATCAGTCATTAAATTAAAAGCGGCTGGACTACAACCTAGCATTGAACAACTTAAATTATTTGCTGACGTGTCAAGTGTTAGTGCTGATTCAGTTGGTGCTCTACAAGCAATAACAGACTTGTTTGCAAGAACAACAGAAGGTGGTTTGGGTCTTGAGGATCTAAACAGACTTGCTGATAGAGGTATTCCTGTATTTAAAATCCTAGGCGATGAACTACAATTATCAAGATTAGAAATTAGTAAGTTTGGACAAACTGCTGAAGGTGCTCAAGTAATATTAGCGGCACTTACCAAAGGTTTAAAAGAAACATTTGACGGAACAAGTGCGGCAAGAGCAGGCAATCTTAGTCAAGCATTTAGTAACTTAGGTGATGCACTTGCTAATACTGCTGATGTTATAGGACAAGCAGGACTTAACCAAACAATTACCGATGCTGTTACTAAGTTTACTGAATTATTAGATGCAAACCAAGCAGTAATATTAGGACTTACAGAAGGCTTTGTCGGAGCCGTATTATTCTTAGCAGAAAATTTAAAATATCTTGCTGGTATTATGGCAGGTGTATTTGCTGGCGCAATTGCTCTTAAAATTGGAACAATTGTAGTAGCAGTTTACAATTTTGCAAAAGCATTAAAAGCCGCGGCAATTGCAGGCACAATTCTACAAGGTGTTACGGGTATTGGACTAGCAAAAGTTGCGGCAGGTTTAGTAGCAAGTACTGCCGCTATTGCTACAATTAGCAAACTGTCAGGCGGAGCAGAAGAAGATATTGAAGCAATTACGCAAGCAGTTGACGATCTTAAAACTTCAACTGAAGGTCCATTATCATTCCCTGATGCTCCTGATGCTCCTGATTTAAGTGATCCACAGGCAGCACTTGCTAAAATTAAAGCCGAACAAGATGCAATTACAAAAAGCACAATCAATTACTTTGCTGAATACAAAGACGGTGTTGATGCAATAAAACGCACAGCGGATCAAGAAGCCATTTTGTTAAAAATGACTGAAGAGCAAGCCAATGTTCAGCGTGAATTGTTTGCATTCCAAAAACGTTATTATGATACTATTGCCCCTTTACAGCGTAAGGTTACAGAATTAAGATTAAAAGACACAGACGAAAGTAAAGCCCAAGCAGACGAAATAGAAAGACAAATTGGTTTAATTAGTGAGTTGTATAACAATACTACAGCAGGCTTAGAAGAACAATTAAGATTAAAAGAAGAAATACGCAGAGCAGATGAAGCCGCAATACTTCTTACAGACAATCGCAGAAACTTAGAACAAGATTTTAGAGATTTATTAAGAGAATCTAAGAACGAATTAGAAGATTTAAGTCTAACACCATTCCAAAGAGAATTAAAAGAAATAAATCGCACAGTTGATGATACACTTATTAAATCAATAAGAAATATTAAACAGGCTTGGGAAGATAATTTAATTTCAGGTGATGAATACATTGCTGAAATGAAAAGACTAGAAGCAGAAGCAAAGAAAGCAGAAGCAATATTAGTAGAACAAGCAAGAGCCGCAAGAGAAATACAACGTTCGTTTGCATATGGCTGGAAAGAAGCATTTGAAAGTTATGTTGATGAAGCAACAAATGCCGCAACCACAGCAGAAAAGATATTTGAAAAAACAACCAAAGGTATGGAAGATATGATTGTCAACTTTGCCAAAACTGGTAAGTTTGAATTCAAGTCATTTGTTGCAGACATATTAGAGATGTTGCTTAGAAGCCAAATACAAAGTATTATTGCACAAACGTTTTCAATGCCAATGGGTGCAGGCAAAGCCAGTGGTGGTAATTTGCTAGGTGACTTGTTTGCAGGTTTCTTTGCAAACGGTGGAATGATACCAGCAGGACAATTTGGTGTTGCAGGAGAAGCAGGTCCAGAATTAATTAGTGGTCCAGCAACTGTAACTCCAATAGGTAATGGTGGTAATGTAACTTACAATATACAAGCGGTAGATGCGGCAAGTTTTAAATCAATGGTAGCAAGAGATCCAAGTTTTATACACGCAGTTGCACAAGCAGGCGCTCGTAAAGCGCCAATGGGGAGATAAACAGATATGAGTTTTCAATGGATAATAGATGGAGCAGAAACATTAAGCATAAACAGGCTTGATGTAGTTGCACAAACACAAACAAGAGATGGACGAATTAAGGCTGTACCAAGAGGAACAGCACCAACCATTATAACAGTTAAATTTCCAGATGGACAGAAATGGAGTGATTTAAAAAGTGATATTGAAGGTGCAGAACAATTAGGTAGAGCATATTCAAGTACTATCTACATAACCTATTCTAAATATCCTTGGTTTTACAATTATG